CATTTCCCTGTCGGGAGAGCAGATCAAAATATCAGTCAAACATTTATATAGATGAAAAGATTGAGCAAAAATAGATTGGCTATGTTAGCTTCTCTAGATTTACAAAATCTATCACCTGAAATGGTTGCGGACATTTGGATCAAGTATGAAACCGGATTACATTGTTCAATTAAGAACAATGGAAAACAGTACACACTAGGACTCTACAAAGATTGTTATGCATTTCTGCGTAACTATCTGCTGGAGCTTCCAACTCATCCTATATCGTTCTGTAAGGTAGACTCTCGTGGTATTCCTAAACCTTTATGGGCTTTACGCCCACTCATCAAAGGTGAAAGAAGTAACATGAGGCTTGCCCTAAGTATTGCTCGTTCATATGAACAAATCCGATTAGAAATTGACTATTCTTCTATTGATTCAATCACTGACGAGATGTCTCAGGAAACTGAGAGATCCGTTCGGGATATTTCAAAGAAATTTCGAAAATTTCTTAAAGGATTTACGCGTAAGCGTAAGTGGTACTTAGGATCCATTACAGATCCAATACAACCTTGGAGTAAAGTGCTTACAACACTATCTAAAGGACCGAATGGTCCAGCAGTAGCGTGTTCGCATCTAGACGCCAAAGCAGTATCACAAGATCTAGTTCTATCAAAATCTATATCTGAACTCAATCGAGCCCTAGGGCAAGAATGGATTACAGATTGGATGGAGAAACAAGCTAGTTCGAGTGACAGCGATGATACCTATCTAACTGGTAGACTCGGATTTTCGTCTGAGCCTGCTGGAAAGACTAGGGTATTTGCTATTGGAGATTACTGGAGTCAACTATCATTGAAGCCTATACAAATTTCTTTATATAGGACACTACAATCAATAAGTACGGATTCTACAAAAGACCAAGATCTTGGATTCTCATCCTTGATCAAGGAAAGTTGTGGTCACCCTACCTATTGTTTTGATCTTTCGTCAGCTTCTGATAGGATCCCTGCAAAAATGCAGAAGATCAGATTAGAATTGATGTCAAATCTACATGTAGCCGATAGTTGGTTTTCAGTAATGACGAAACGGGACTTTTATGTTAAAGCCC